AGAAGAGGGTACAGGGGTTGTTCGATAAACCGACCTGACAGATTATGGAACAAGCTTTCCGTAACTGAGAAAGAGATTGGCGGGATACCTAACTCAAGCATGGACATGAAGCAAGCGCATGCTGCTGCAATTGAAATGTATATTAACGATCACGTCGGATTAATTTCTGAAAATAATTACGGTGCAATGTATTTTAACGATACATTAAATGATTGGTCTAAGTTTGACATGAACAATCGTACAAAATACGATGCTTCAATTAGCTCAGGTCTTGCTATTATGGCTTGTCATAAAGATTTATATAAACCGATTAGTGGCGCACAAAGAACAAAATTAAATCTGTCTATAGCTAGATACCGGCAAGACGGGTTCACTTCAAAAATAATAAAATAACAATATGGTTAATTCATATGCAGGTGGTTATTTCCCGAGTCAGTTGGCTAAGAATTCTGAAAAAATGTCTGATGAATACGGTCTTCAAGTCGGAAGAGCTATTCAACATGAATGGTTTAGCAATGATAACGGCACTGAGCGTTACAGAAGTAATCAAACTTCCTATCATAATTTAAGGCTATATGCTAGAGGCGAACAAAGCATACAAAAATATAAAGATGAATTATCTATTAACGGTGATTTATCTTATCTTAATTTAGACTGGAAACCCGTGCCTGTGCTCTCTAAATTTATAGACATAGTAGTTAACGGTATTTCAGATAGAGCGTTTGATATAAAAACATACGCACAAGATCCTTTTGGGGTTTCTAAAAGAACAGCCTATATGAATTCTATAGTGAAAGACATGCGCACTAAAGAATTTAAAAACCAGGTAATGCAGGATTTTGGGATTAACTTATTTGAAAACGATCCAAGCAAAATACCCGCGACTGAAGAAGAGCTTAATCTTCATATGCAGCTTAGCTACAAGCAAGGAATTGAAATAGCTGAAGAAACGGCTATAAACACATTGCTAGCCGGCAATGATTATGAAAATATTAAAAAGCGTACATATTACGATTTAGCTACAATAGGTATTGGAGCGGTAAAAACAAACTTTTCAAAATCAGAAGGAGCTACGGTAAAATATGTTGATCCAGCAAATCTTGTATATTCTTATACTGAATCACCGTACTTTGAAGATATTTATTATGCGGGTGAAGTCAAAACTATACCGATTAATGAATTGGTAAAAGAGTTTCCTAACCTTACTGATGATCAGTTAAAAAAGATTAAAGGAACAGGTAAGCTTTATTCAGGGGGAACACAGGAGTCTTATAGCAGAAGAGGCGGTAAAGACGACAACACTGTGCAGGTTTTATATTTTAATTATAAAACATATTTAAAGGAAGTATACAAAACAAAGATAACAGCTAGCGGCGCCGATAAGGTAATTGAAAGAAATGATGATTACCAACCGCCGGCAAGTGCATAATTTGGTATTTTAGAAAGACCTGTTGAAACGCTATTTGATGGCGCTATAATTGTGGGTTCTGATATACTTTTAAAATGGGAGTTATGTAAAAACATGCTTCGCCCTAAAAGCGATTACACTAAAGTTAAAATGAACTACAGCATTGTCGCTCCTAGAATGTACAAGGGTAGAATTGAATCATTAGTTAGTAGATGCACTGGATTTGCTGATATGATACAGCTAACGCATTTAAAGCTGCAGCAGGTTATGCAGAAGATGATGCCCGATGGTGTTTATCTTGATGCAGACGGGTTGGCTGAAATAGATTTAGGAAACGGTACAAACTATAATCCACAGGAGGCGCTTAACATGTTCTTTCAAACGGGTTCTGTTATTGGTCGTTCATTTACGCAAGAGGGCGATATGAACCCAGGCAAAGTTCCTATTCAGCCTATACAAACAGGCGCGGGCGGACAAAAGCTGCAAACCCTTATTACTACATATAATTATTATATGCAGATGATTCGTGACGTAACCGGTCTTAACGAAGCACGTGATGGTTCAACGCCGGATTCAAGAGCTTTAGTTGGCGTGCAAAAGTTAGCTGCAGCAAATTCAAATACAGCTACAAGACATATATTAGACTCCGGATTATATTTAACAAAAGAAACAGCAGAGAAACTATCTTTAAGAATATCTGATATTATAGAGTATAGTGATTCTCGTGAAGCGTTTATACAAAAAATAGGTGGATTTAATGTGGCTACTTTAGCTGATATTAAAAACTTACATATACACGACTTTGGTATATTCTTAGAGCTTACTCCAGACGATGAGGAAAAGGCTAGGCTGGAAAATAATATACAAACAGCTTTATCGGCTAGTTTAATTGATTTAGATGATGCTATAGACATTAGAGAAATTAAAAATATTAAAACAGCTAACCAAGTTTTAAAAATACGCAAAGCAAAAAAATTCCAAAGAGACCAGCTTGCAAAACAACAAGCCATGCAAGCCCAAGCACAAGCCAACGCGCAGCAGCAGCAGGTAGCAGCCCAGCTCGAAATACAAAAAACTCAAGCTAACACGCAGGCAAAAATGCAGCTAGAGCAGATGAAAGCGCAGTTAGACGCAAGTAAAATGGAAGCTGAGGTTATGGCTAAAAGAGAATTAATGGCACTTGAGTTCGACTTTAACATGAAAATAAAAAACATGGAAGCTGAGGTTGCTAAATCTAACGCAAAAGAAAAAGAAGACCGTAAAGACGAAAGAACAAAAATTCAAGCTACTCAACAAAGTGAACTTATAGACCAAAGAAAGAAAGAAACCGCACCTAAAAACTTTGAATCTGCTGGCAATGACATACTTGGCGGTGGTTTCGGTTTAGGTACTTTCGATCCTAAGTAATAATAACAGTATATAATTATATAATATTTTATCATGAGTGAAGAAATTAAACCCGCAGTCGAAGTAAACGACAACGGCGACATTAAATTAGATTTTACAAAAAATGCCGTTCAAGAGCAAAGCACAGATGACAGCGATGCTGTTGTCGAACAACCCGGAAACGAAGAAAGTAGCCAAGAGGTGGTTGAAGAAGTACGGGACACCGAAGAAGAAAAAGTAGTTGAAGAAACCGAAGAGAAGGCTGTACTGCAAGAAATAGCAGAAGAAGAAGCCGATGAAGTTGAAGAGCAAGCTACTGAGCAAGAGGTTGCAGAAGCTGTACAGAAAGCTGAAGAAACAGGTGAGCCTCTTCCTGAAAACATTGAAAAAGTAGTAGAGTTTATTAACGAAACAGGCGGTACTTTAGAGGACTACGTAAGGCTTAATACTGATTATGCCGCGTTAAATGAAGATGCTCTACTTCGCGAATATTATAGAAATACCAATCCGAATCTAGACAACGAAGACATTAACTTTATAATGGAAGATAAGTTTTCGTACGATGAAGAGTTGGATGACGAAAAAGAAATAAGACGTAAAAAAGTAGAGCGTAAGCAAGCCGTTGCAAATGCTAAAAACCACTTAGAAGGTCTTAAAAATAAATATTACAATGAGATTAAAGCGGGATCACGCTTAAATCCAGAACAGCAAAAAGCGGTTGAGTTTTTCAATCGTTATAATAAAGAAAATGAAATAGCTGAGAAGCAGGCTACGCAGTTTAAATCAGCAAGCGATAAAGTTTTTAACAATTTCAAAGGTTTTGATTTTAATGTTGGAGACAAAAAATTTCGCTTTAATGTAAAAAACGCTAGCCAGGTTAAGGATGCTCAAAGTGACATTAACAACTTTACCAAGAAGTTCTTGAATGAAAAGGGGGAATTGTCAGACGCTAAGGGTTACCATAAATCTTTGTTTACAGCAATGAATGCCGATCAAATAGCGCAACATTTTTACGAGCAAGGTAAATCCGATGCTCTTAAAAATAGTATCGCTAAAGCAAAAAACGTAGATATGAACCCGAGAGGGGTTTATGATAATTCTGCGTCTAGTAATGGCTTTAACGTACGCACGGTAGATGAAGGGCAAAATGTTTTATTTAGAACACGTTTTAAAAATAAATAATCCATTTAAACTTATTAAAAAATGGCAACATTAACACCTGGGGTCGGTGGTTTAGTACCACGCCCAATTAAACAAGCTACAGGAGAAAACTATTTTTCTCTTAGTGCAGCTTCAGGTAATCTTCAGTTTTTTAACGATACTCACGAATTACCAGAAGTATTAGAACAAGAAGTAGAGCGTTTCGGAAAGCGCAC